GGTACTCGGGCTTAACGGCGTATACGTCGTAATCGTAACCGCGCTCCTTGTCGGTGATGCGCCGCACCACCCAATCTGGGAACGTGGTCGCAACGTCCACCAGCGCCGCTACGGTCATGCTGGCGTTAACGATGTAGTAGTAGTCAGGGCGAGGATCGGCAGCATCAAACGATTTCTTGGCGCAGATTGCGGCAGTCTCAAACGGCCACGCCTGATACCCGAAATCGTGCTTGATGTGCTTCACTTCTATCCGTTTGCCCGAGGCATAAATGTCGCCCTTGTCGGCGTACTCTGCCCGGTCAGCAAAGTCCTTGGCGATCCGACGTTTGGGCAAGGTCACCGTATGCCCGATGTTGAGGAGGTAAGTCGCCACGACAATCTCTGCCGGGCGACTCGCCCTAAACCTCGCCTCAAAGTCAGAATGGGGTGTCAAGGTCATCCCAGTTCTTCTCGGTTATCTCGGGCTTCTTGGTGGCTTGGTGCTGCGGCTCGCCTTGCCGCGACAACTTGCCTTCGCCCTTCGGTTCAATCTTAATGCTCATGTACTTATCGCCTGTTTTTTGCGAGGACTTAATCCAAGCCGACAGGTTGTAGTCCACGTTGTTGATCACCGCCGAACCACGGTAGTCGGGGCGCTTCTCGTTACCGTCCTTGTTGTTCTTGAACAGGACGCCTTTCATGTTCGGGTCGTAATCAGGCACGGTTCTGCTCCTTTGCTATTTGAATGTACTTCTTGATGGCTGACCGTTCCTTGGCTGTCATGCCGTCAGCGACAGCGATGTACAGGTCATGGTCAGCGTTGATTTGTTCGTGAACGCCCAGCACCGCTAACGCAATGTCTTTCTCCTCGGCGTCTAAATCAAACGCTGCGCGGAACTGCTTAACAAACGAGTCACGCTTGGCGGGGTCAACCTCCTTGCCCATATCGCCTCTAGGATCGTTCGTAAAGCCTTTACGGCCTTGTGCCGCCTCTGCGTCATCATCCACCTGTGCAAGCCCCACAATGGCCGCTAATGCGTAACGGCGGGCATAAGTAATGCCAGAGCCTTGCCCCTGTGGGCTGGCGTCCTTGGTCAGCACCGGCATCTGCCCAGCGATCCACTCGCCCGAAGCGTGAGCTAGTGTCGTGACCAGCATCAGCCCTTGTTCGGTCATCTGCGTGGTCTGGATCACTGACAAGCCGTTAGCGGCTAACTGCTTACGACAAGCATCCCAGCATGACGCAAGGTCAGCGTACTTGCTCTTAAAGAACGGGTTGCTGCTGTCTTTCAGCGCACCCGTGATGTCGGCTTGGGCTTTGCTCAATGCGGCGGCCAATGCGCCTATCGTTTCACTTTGCATTTATTTTCCTCAATTGTTCGTTAATAAGGGCGTTGTGTTCGTTGATAAAGGCATTAAGTTCAGCAATAGCTTGATTACAAATTTCTATACGTTGCTGTTCTTCAAGCTGCTGCATCTCCAAATCCTGTTGATGCCACCAACTCTCGTCGTCGTTCCAGATGTCATCTTGCATGGCTGGCTCGCTCCTCTGCCGGGGTGCAGCCACCGTCGCCGCACGGGTCAAGAATGGCTGCTGTGGCGTATAGCACTACAAGCAGAATGGCTTGGGGTAACCAGCGACTCATCGGCCTTCATCCCACGGGCCGTTGACCTCGGCATCGGTTTCCGCAATCTCGCGGAGCGTCTCAAGCTGCCAATCGGACAACTCGTCCAAGTCCATTTGGATATCGTGGTTGAGCGTGGTGGGCTTCTTGTCGCTGTCAAGGAATATGCCGATCAAGTCAGCACCCTCAAGCGAGATGTCGCCGTCCAAGTCCTGCGCGTATTCCACGCGAACTTCAAACTTGCTGCCGAGAGCGTGAAAGGTGCCGAAGGCGTGGAAGAAATTGTTTTTAAGCATCTCTATTGCTCCTGTTGTGTTTATCAACGGTTCCAAGTTTAGCAACCTAAACGCCCATGTCAACACCCTAGGCAAAAAAAGTTTAGACGGATAGACTGCCGCCGCATGGACATCCAAAAACTCATCAAACGATATGGCAGCCAGCAAGCCGTTGCTGCGGCCCTTGGCGTTACTAAAGGCGCTGTAAGCCAATGGGTCAAGGCTGGGGCAATCCCTGCGGCTAGGTTGTGGCAGATTAAAGCCGGGGCTGTAAAGCCGCCAAAAGGCCGTTAATGCGCGTCTTGCCCATAAAAAACGAGGAAACGCACGATTGGCTATTGCGGGTGCATTACGCCAAACGGATACCGTGCGTGTCGTATGCGTTTGGTTTGTTTGACGGGCAAGAGCTTAAAGGGGTGGTAACTTTTGGAAGTCCTCCCAGCCGACATTTGTGCGAAGGGATCGCTGGGCCGAAAAATGGGGGTTTGGTGTTAGAGCTAAATCGTCTCGTATTTGCCGAGCCTGTAAAAAATGGGCCAAGCCTTCTTGTTTCGCATAGCCTTAAATTGCTACCAAAACCAACTATAGTGGTTAGTTTTGCCGATAGCGCCCAAGGGCATATTGGGTACGTCTATCAGGCGACTAATTTCCTATACACAGGTCTATCCGCAAAACGGAAGGATTGGAAAATAAAGGGGATGGAGAATTTACATAGCCGTGGGGTTTCAGCGTTGGCGCAAGGACAAGAAAGCGTTGCTGCCTACTTACGACAACGATTTGGAGACGATTTTTATGCAGAAGAACGCCCACGCAAACATCGCTATATCTACATTTGCGCGAACAAAAAAGACCGAAAACGGCTTTTAAGTGAATTGCTTTATCCGATTGAGCCGTACCCCAAAGGTGACAGCAATCGTTACGACATTGGGTATGCCCCTGCAACGCAAGGGGTACTGTTTTGAATTTACAAAACGAAAAACCCCCGGTTGGCGGGGGCTTGACGCGGCAGGGGGGCTGCCTTACGCTAGATTTGCGGATTAAGCGTGATGGAAGTGTGACTGACTGTTCTAGTCATGTCAACCACCCCACCACGCCCAACAGCTCGGGTACTCTGGTCGGGGAAACAACGCACAGAGCCACCTTAAACCTAGATCGGGGCAGCCAGCCTCTAGGTGCGCGGCGTATCGTCGGGAAGCGCAAATGGCAACCGGAGCAATCCGGTGAAAAGTAGCCGACAGCAGGGTGGCTCCGTCAGTCATCTAATCTCTGCACGATCCACGTTAGGCGTACTCCGTCTCAACCGTGCAGAGTTCACCATCAGTCATCAGTTCTAAACCATAGAGAGGTTTATATGGGAGATGAATTCACTTACTTTCCGACTAAACAAGCTCAATCGGAAAAGCCTAAACCAAGTCACAACCTAGAACACCAGTTCCACTCCAATCAGGTGATGTGGAACGAATCAGTACGGGAATCCCCGCTGAACCGTCTGAAGTTCTACGACGCACAGTTAGCCAGAGGCATTGAGGTTAACCGTGATAGGGTCGCTGAACTGATCCGAGAGGCTGGCGCTGCTGCCGTGCTGTCGGATAGGGATACGATTGGGCTGGTACGCCAGCTTTGGGGTGAGCGGGCTGTGGAGAGACTTCGTGCTAGAGCTAAAGCGGGGGAATAGAACGTGGTGGATTATTTGGCTAGGCCGATGCATCAACGAGGCAAGGCGTGAGGTACAAAGCGAGGCGGGATGCGAACGATGGCCTTATTGGCCGGGCGCTACTCGCAGCCGGGTTCACCGTCCACGACTACGCCTCAAACGGCGGCGTTCCAGATCGTCTCGTCGTACGGAATCTGCCCGACGGAACGCCGTGGGTGTGCTGGGTAGAAATCAAAGTAGAAAAAGGAAAACTACGCCCGAGCCAAGAAAGGTTCCAAGCGATATTTGAGCCACGCGGTGAGTTTTACGTTGCGCGTGATCCCGAGGCCACGGTGCGCGAATTGATGGAGCGTTATATGGCCGCCATCAAGCCCGAGCAGCTACGTTAGGCATGAGTGCCTTGCGAGCGCCTTTGTAGTGAACAATAGCGGGGTCGGGATGCTGCGGCAAAAACTCGGGCAGACAGGCGTAATACGACTCGGGCAGGTCTTGCACCTTCACCCGTTTAGCGTATTCCCGCAAAACCTCCTGATCCCCGTACCACACGCGGAACTTATCGGGCAGGACGTTGTACATC